GCGTCAGCAGGCAGAGCAGGGGAAAAAATACGCAGAGCAGGAAATTGTAGCGGCAAAGATTATGCCTGATGCAGTTACCGGCGCTGTGTTAGATCCTTTAGCTCAAATCGATTTGCAAGAGCAACAGAAGCTAGCTGCTTTAGCAAAATACCAAGCTATTGATATCCAAAATGTCCAGATTTATGAAGACGCCAAAACTGCTATTCAGCAGCAGGCTTCCAATGCTCGTAAAAAAATAGCTATTGATGAAGCGAATGCTCAAGCCGCTGCGATAGGCTCAATTCTTGGATCCGCCTCTCAAGGTTTCGATAGTTTGGCGACAATGATTCAAAACACCTCAGGGAAAAGCAGCGGCGCATACATTGCGATGTTTGCCGCAGCAAAGGCGTTTGCCATCGCACAATCAACCCTCAGTCTCAATACCGCCATTATGCAAGCTATGGCCGATCCTACTGCGTTAACACCGGCACAAAAACTTGCAAACTACGCTGCCATTGCATCAGCAGGAGCTTCGCTTCTGTCAAACATTGCTAGTGTAAGCATGAGTGGAGGCCGTCGATACGGCGGCAACGTCTCTGCAGGCAATGCCTACCGGATCAATGAAAACGGTGAGTCTGAAATATTCCAGACGGCCGGCGGTCAGCAGATGTTCATTCCTAACCAGTCAGGAAAGGTTATTCCGGCGGATAAGGCTGGTACTGTTGGCGCGGCTGTCACACAGGAGGTGCACTTCCATATTCAGACTACCGGCGGCATTGATGACGCAACGATGGCAAGGATGGCGCAGATGATGAAGCAGGTCAGCCTCAGCCAGATCAAAGACCAGAGCAGCCGCCCCGGCGGCATGATTCAGCCGAGGACAAAACGCTAATGGCACAAACATTTATATGGAAGCCCCAGCGGAGCTACAGCGTTGATCGCACGCCGAACATTGCCGTCGTTAAGCTGGGCGATGGGTACGAGCAGCGGCAGGTTAAGGGCATAAATCCGCTGATGGCGAAATACAGCCTGGTGTTTCGGGGCGTAAGCGGGCCATGCAGGGCTAATGCTGCAAAGGAGGCTGAAGCCTTCCTGCGGGCGCGTATGGCGGTCGAGTCCTTCTACTGGACGCCATCCGATACAGGAGTGCAGGCGCTGTTTGTCTGCCGCTCTTGGGGCATGGTTAAAAACGGGCCGCTGTACGAACTGACGGCCACATTTGAACAGGTACCACGTTAAGCCACCTCCGGGTGGCTTTTTTTATGGGAGATTTTCGTGCGCGACATTCCACCAGAGCTAATTATCGACAGCGTTGATGCAGGAGTCGGCGCGTTTATCGATCTCTTTGAGGTTGACCTGCAGCCATTCGGTGGTGACGTTCTCCGCTTTCATTCCGGCACGAACGGTTATTTCGGTGATGTCATCTGGCGCGGCCTCGCTTACCCGGCATACCCGATCGCCGTGGAGGGCTTTGAGTTTAAAAACGAGGGCACCTACGCCCGGCCAACAATGGCGGTCGCGAATATCTCCGGACTTATTTACGGCATTAACCACGATTTTAATGATCTCTACGGCGTGGTGGTCACCCGCCGGCAGGTGCCGGTTAAATACCTGGATGTGGTGAACTTCCCGAACGGCAACCCGGACGCAAACCCAACAATGGAGGCGGTCTCGCGCTACGTTGTGGAGGGGATGACAGAAGAGACGTTCGAGCAGGTGACGTATGAGCTGGCGACGCCTGTGGACTGCGATAACGCCATCATACCGGCGCGCACCATCCTGGCCGACGTGTGCCAGTGGCAGTACCGCGGAACCGGGTGTAACTATGACGGTCCGCCGGTTGCAGATGAGCGTGATAACCCCACCACCGATCCGGCAAAAGATAAATGCTCACATCGCCGCTCCGGCTGCCGCTTCCGTTACCCGCGTCCCGAGCCGATGCCAATCAGCAGCTTCCCCGGCTCCCAGAAGGTGTCCTGATGCAGGAATTACTCGATTATGCGGCCTCGTCGCAGGATGAGGTGTGCGGCCTGATCATCGATGGCACCCGGCTATTTCCCTGTCGCAACATTCACTCCAGTCCGGAGAGTCATTTCCGGATCAGCGATGACGACTGGCTTGCGGCGGAGCGAGAGGGCGAGGTGACCGCAATATTTCACTCACACCCGATGAATTCCCCGGTGCTGTCCGGCGCTGACCGCCGGGCGCAGGTTGTAACAGGTCTGCCCTGGTGGCTGGCATGCAACGGCGCGCTGCGTAAGTTCCGCCCGGTACCGCATCTGCTGGGCCGCTGGTTTCAGCATGGCGCCACAGACTGCTACACGCTGTTTCGCGACGCCTATCACCTGGCTGGTGTAGATCTGCCGGACTTTGAGCGGACAGATGGCTGGTGGCTGCGTGGTGAAAACCTCTACATCAAAAATATGGCAGCCAATGGCTTCCGCCCGGTTCCCGCCAGCGATGCGCAGCCCGGTGATGTAATCATCCGCCAGCCATTCCCGGGCGCTGACCCCTGCCACGCGATGATCCTGCTTGAAGGCGGCAAGGTGCTTCATCACGACTGCGCCGGGCACCTCAGCAGGCGCGAGGATTACCGCCTGGCCTTTATGAGGCAAACCCATTCTATCTGGAGGCACGAAAGATGCTCCGATTTAAATTTAGCGGGCATTTACGCCGATATTTCAGCGAAATCGAATTAGCCGTCGATACACCTGCGCAGGGGCTGCGGCTTCTACTGGCGCAGGACCGCGCCTTCAAAAAGGCTTTTCTGGCGACGTCTGTGCAGATCCGCGTTGATGGCGATGAGCTGGACGATGATAACGCGCGCTTACACATGGACCGCCAGCTGGGTAGTGGAGCCACCATAACGTTTGTGCCGGTTGTGGAGGGAGCAGGGCTGGAAACCGGCACCATTGTTGCCATCGTGGCCATCACAATGTCGGTCGCTTCGGTTGCTTACTCGCTGTACATGTCCCGCAACATGAAAACCAAAACCTCAGCCGAGGCAGCGGAAAACAACACGATCACCAACAACTCATTCACCAGCACCGAGAGCCGTGTCGGCCAGGGTCATCCGGTCCCGATTCTGCTGGGTGAAATGGTGGTGGCTCCCAACGTGGTATCCCTCGGCATCGACACGTCGAATAACCAGGATTGGGATATTTCTATCAGTTAAGGTGAACATATGTCTTCTGGCGGCGGCAAAGCAAAAACCCCCAAACTCCTCGACGATAACCTCAAATCCAAACAGTTTTACCAGGTACTGGACCTCATCACCGAGGGGCCAATTTACGGGCCGGTGGATCAGGAGCACCTGTCCTCTTTCATGCTGAACAAGACGCCGGTTACCGACGCCCGCGGCAATATCAGCATTCCCGGTATCAGTGTTGCCTGGCGGCCTGGCTCAGAGTTTCAGAGCCCGATTAATGGCTTCGCTGCAGTCCAGGCATCAACCATCGTTAATGCGGATGTAACCTTTGATACGCCGCTGGTACGTACCGTCAGTGATTCAGACGTGACCCGCGTGCGCCTGAATATCGGTGTTACCGGGCTGGTGCAGCAGGACACCAAGGGCAATCAGCAAAACAGCACTGTTACCCTGGTGATTGAAACCCGCACTACTAACGGCGCGTGGGAAATTCAGAAGACGGTAAACATCACCGGCAAGATCTCCGGCGAATATCTGGAGGCGCACACCATCGATGCCCCGGACATTAAACCGTTCGATATCCGTGTCCGCCGTATCACTCCGGACAGCGTCAGCGATCTGCTGGCGAACGGTACCATCTGGAACAGCTACACCGAAATCACCGACGACAACCTCTCGTACCCGTTCTCGGCTATGGTCGGGGTGGTAATTGACCGTGACCAGTACACTGACACACCGAACCGCACCTATCATCTGCGCGGGCTGATTGTCGATGTACCAGACAATTACGATCCGGTAACCCGCACCTATTCCGGGCTGTGGCTGGGCGGCTTCAAAAAGGCATGGACCAATAACCCCGCCTGGCTTTTTCGCGAGCTGGTGAAAAACGAGCGGTTTGGCCTGGCCCGGCGTGCCGGTTATATCGATGTTGATGACGGCATGCTGTACGTTCTGTCGCAGTATTGCGACCAGTTGGTAAACGACGGCTACGGTGGGCTCGAACCGCGCCTGATGCTTAACGCCTATGTAACCGAACAAATCAGCGCGCGCGAACTGCTGGATAAAATCGCAGGAATGTTCCGGGGCATTGCGCTGTGGGATGGTATGCGCCTGACGGTCATGCTGGACGCGCCGCAGGATCCGATCGCCACCATCACAAACGCCAGTGTGGTTGACGGCAAGTTTTCCCGTAGCTCTGTTAAGCGCGCCGAAAAATACAATGCCGTGGTGGTTTCCTGGACTGATCCGGATAACGGCTGGGAACAGGTGAAGGAGTACGTTTCTGACGATGACGAGATCGCCCGGGGCATATATAACGAGACCACGCTGGAGGCTTTTGGCTGTACATCCCGCGGGCAGGCATGGCGAGCCGGGAAATGGTTGCTGGAAACGGCAAAGCGGGAGAGCAGCCGCTTAACATTCCAGATGGCGCGTGACGCCATTGGGTTCACACCCGGCGATATTATTGAGGTCATGGACAACAACTATGCCGGGACGCGCCTGGGTGGGCGCATCATGGCTCATTCAGGGAAAGTAATCTCCGTTGACGCTGACGTTTCTGAGATGGTATCGCCGGGCGACAGCATGTCGATTATGGATCGCACCGGGAAGATGGGCAGGCATGAGATCGCCAGCGTTGCGGGGCGCAACATTACCCTGCGCAATGCGCCCGCTTGGGTACGTGACGGCACCGTTTTTGCGATCTCCACCAGCGAGGTATCGGTCCGGTTATTCCGCATCCTCAGCATCGCCGAGACGGAGAACAATTCCGTTTACAGTATCACTGCGGGTCAGCATGACCCGAACAAGCAGGCTATTGTTGACGATGGCGCAGTGTTTGATATCCCGAATGACACCCTGAACGGGTACCGGGTCCCGAACATTGAAAACCTGCGCATCCTGAATACCAACAGCGAGACCGTGCAGGTTACTGCCACGTGGGAAACGGCCACCACCACTAAAAAGCTGGTGTTTGAGCTCTGCGTTTATAACGAAGCTGGCGCGGTCGTGGCACAGTACGAAACCGACCAGTTTCGCTATGAGTTCTACGGCCTGAATGCCGGGAGCTACTCGCTGGGTGTGCGTGGCCGCAACGAGAACGGGATGAAGGGGGCCGAGACGCAGGTCAGCCTGATTGTCGGCGCACCGCGGCTGCCTAATTCGGTTCAGTGGATCCCGGGTCCGCTGCAGGCGACGCTGGTACCGGTTATGTCGGTCACCGCCACTACGGATACCTCCTTCGAGTTCTGGTACGCCGGGGAAACGCCGGTACCACCAACCGTCGATATCGAAAACAACACTCAGTTTCTGGGCCGCGGGTATCAGTGGACCATCCAGCAGCTGAAGTTCGACCATACCTATTATGTCTACGTCCGCACCCGTAACGCCTTTGGCGTGTCTGATTTTGTTGAGGCATCCGGTAAACCAACCGACAATTTTAGCGATATCACCGACGCCATCCTGGAGCAGATCAAAGAGACGGACCTGTTCAAAGACCTGATCGAGAATGCCGTGGAAACGAGCCAGACCGTTGCGGATATGGCCGTCACGATAGCCGAAAATGCCGACCAGCTGGCGGCGGCCGTAGGCGC